GTCCTACAAATAGTTTTATCCTGGCATAGTGAATAATGCTTTTACTCCATCGTTAGTAGGGCGTCTTGCGAATATTACCCATCTATGTATTTGATTGTGTAGTTTTTCGGGGTGTTTTTCTTTTATATAATCTCTGAAACTTGTGCCTGTTGTCCATACATCATCTACTATCAAACCTATATCATCTGCATTAGGATCAATATACTTTTGTAAAGCAGTTGCTAACGATACACCACCTCTAGGTATTCCTTCAACCCATCTAAAAGGTATGTTCTGATACTCCATAATCATCTGTGCTAAACAATCCCATTCTTCAGAACGTATAGCATCACACTCTATCTTCCATTTGAGAGGTAAACCTGCATGTGAAACAAAATCACCAGCAGTAAAAAGATTTGCACCAGTATTAAACATTATCCTTCGTCCTCATGATTCATATCTAGGTAATCATCTATACAAGTGTAGCCTTGTCCTTGTCCTTGTACTGATAGCTTTACCATCTGTTCAAAACACGCTTCATATTCATTAAAGTAATCAATGCCTTCGCCCTCTAAAGTTCCGTCAGGATAGAGAGTCACTGCAATTAGAATCCAACCATATATCATTTTGTTTCCTTTACTCTGTTTCTCAAGTCACTACTGCTAAACCTATGTTCTCTTTTATTAAAATATAATTCTATATCTCTTTTCTTACATATGTCACGGCCAGTAAATTCTTTATCTTTATATTCTTCACCAAGTATTCTTACATCAATATGATACATCTCTAATATATCTTCTAAGTCTCTTTCTGTAGAATATGGAATTATTTCATCAACATACTTAACACCATTCAATTGTGTATATCTTTCAACAACTGTTTGCACTGGAGAATTTTTCTCTTCTCTATCTATAGTAGGATCTATCTGTAGTCCACACATAAGATAATCACAATGATCTTTTGCTTCTCTCAACATCTGTACATGGCCAGCATGTAATAAGTCAAACGTACTTGCAGTAAATCCAATCTTCACTTTATCTTTTCCCATATCCACTCATGACAATAAAACATAATACTTCCTGCTGGTATGCTTGCGAGAGATAGTCCTAACGTATACCATAAATCACCACCTGTAACTACTGCATAACTCATAAACCATACTACACCTAAAAGTTGCCATGTGCAAGTCTTTATTATACGTCTGTATATCATTCTTCTGTTTGCTCTACTGCTACTGGTTTACACCATGCTGAATAATTACCAACTAATCTATCTTCATGTACATTGATTTGACTTGCATACCAAATACACTTCTGCATACTAGAATACGTTATCTGTCCTTCTACTTCAGAACCATTCATTATCATCAGTATAAAAACTAGCTTAAACATTATTCCCAATCTTTGCTAAGGCCACCAAAACATTCCATTACGAACTTTTTAGTCAAACCCTTAAATGGCAATCTTCTATCTTTCATTCCTAATAATATCTCAGCTTCTTCTGCTGGCAAGTTTTCTAGCATATCAACAAATAGTTGCTCTCTTCGTATTTGTTTTAGATTCTTTTGTGCTTCAGAAGGGCCATCAGTAAAGAGATAAAATCTACGTACTTCATGATGAAGTTGTCCTTGATTGTCCCATGGTGTTTCATTCTTTTTATATGGTGGATCACCTTCTGGTAGTAACCATCTAATTAAATTATTGTAAGTAAACTCTAAAACTATGCCCATAGCTGGTGTGTAGTTTTCTCTTAGATGTTTTATTTTAGCATTTTTACTTGTTATTTTTTCATTCTCTTTAAAAATGCTATAAAGCGATTTTGTTGGCATCAAAATTCTCCAATTCTATCAGTAAGATTTTTTAATCTATTTCTTATAAAATAATTTAGTAGTCCACTTCTATTTGGTATTTTATAATTGTCATACTTTTCGTTTATCTGATTAACAATGGCTTTAGGAATACAATCTAAATTAACTAAAGACTCATTTCTTTTATAGTTTCTTAGCATAATCTCATTACAGAAATCTTTAGGATCTAAGCCTATCCACTTCTCTATCTTCTTTGATGCTAGAGGTTTTTGTCTAGTACCTGTAACTATCACATTATCAGCAGATAAGAAGTTAGGTACACCATCACCTCTGTCACCTCTCATAATGTGTTCACGTAAGAAAGACTCAGGATTGCTGATACGAATCCACTTCTTTAACATAGGTGAATATTGTTCTACATTTGCATATTTCTGTAATTGTGCGAAATCTTTATCACCAGATATAATGATTATTTTCATATCATCTTCTGTTTTCAAAGTTTTACCAAAACGATTACAGAGTGTTCCAATGATATCATCGGCCTCTGCTCTATCTATCTGTATGACTTTATATGGAAATGTTTCTTTGAGTTCATCACGTATTTTATTGAGAATACTGAATATGTGATTCCAATCTAAAGGTGATGTTTCTCTATCTGCTTTTCTATGTGCTTTATAGTAAGGAAAAATATCTTTACGCCAATAATTCTTGTCATCACAAGTAATTACCATTTCTCCATATTCTTCTCCAAATTTAACATTGTATAGACGAATAGAATTAAGTATCATATGACGTATCATAGTCTCTTCTATTTCATCATTGTTTCTCTGGAGTTGCATCATCAAGTTACTTATCATAACTTGATTTAAGTCCAAAAGTATCATTGTATACTCACTATTTAATTATCTAACTATATTTATATCACATTTTAGACTAAGTTGTCAAGACTCATAGTGGTGGTAATTTTGCTCTTATTTTCTTTTCTTCTTCATCAAAATGCTTAACCCGTTTCTCAAGCCACTCTACGACTTCTTTGGGTGCATCATTATCATCTCTGTTGGTGTTAAGTTCTCTTCGTAGTACGGCCGCAGTTTGCATGTCGATACTATTCATCTTCTCTCTTTCCAAAATCGAGTGACATTTGTTCATCTTCACCTAGTTCTTCCATACCAGTAATTTCTACATTAGCATCAATATGTTCTTGAAAATGATGATGTAGTCCCATGTTACGATAGAGTGATGAACGGATTGTTTCTACAGTAAAAGCAAAATCTCTCATAAACTCTTCTTTATCGATATCAAATCCTGATAATGAAATGTTTGCTAAAAGATTGCTACTGTGTTGATCAACAACATTGTTAATATAAATTTCTTTATTCTTCTCAATGCTCTTTTTAAGATCAGAAAGAGTCTCCTGTTTAGGAGGAATATAGTCATTAGGAAATTTAACGATGTTGTTCATAATTTTATTTATCTCCAGCTGGTACCACAGTTCGAAATTTAATTAGCTTTTCTTGATCAGGCCCATAAAACAAGTCAAGATAAACACCTGTACGTAGGTACGTATTAAGATTACGTATGTAACCTTCAATGTTCAAAAGTTGTGCAATTGCCCCTTTAGCATTAGCACGAACATTTTTTTTCAAACCAGGTAACATAGCTTTGTTATATACCAACCATGCTTTTATATTATTATAACATAGTGGGTGAGTATCACCTTTTGCCAACACATCTGGGTGTATGTGTGTTAATTTGGGCGGGTTCTTTTTCATTCTCTCCGCTCTAGCTTTTGCTAGTCTTTCACCAGCCGCTTTACGGGCTTCGGGTGACATTCTACGTCTTTTTACCATGTGCAACCTCCATCATGACATATTATTAATACTACGTAACCTATACCAAATATTGATAATAAACTTACGGCTTCTAATATTGTTACTGCTACTTTTATTATATATTTTTTTATCATTTTACCTCTCTCAATGAACTGTCTCATAAGCTATGGGCATATCGTATATTTCGCCCAATATTTTCATAAACTGTTCAGGCACATCATTATCATTATCAGGAATAATGAAAGTCTTGAGTGTACCATCTTTTCCCATAACTATTGCTAGATCATCATCTTCTATTTTAAATTTTGCCATTTATCACTTCTCTCAATCGAATGGGAAAGGACCCCATTCACCATTTTCATCTGCCCGATCTACTTGGGCTTGAATTTTACCAATCTCCACTGCAAGAACATGTAAACCTTTTGCAAAGGCTTCGTCTTTATGAGTTGACTCTGAAGTACCACCCATAAAGAGTTTCATAACTTCTTTAAGCTTTTTTTGATGTTCACGTAATTCTGTATTCACTATCATTTATTACCTCTCTTATACTGCGGTATCGTCATCGGTATCTAATTCAACTGTCGTAATCGAAATCAATTCATCAGCAGTGTGTCCAGCTTTCTCATAACTAGCAATCGCATTTGCTTCAGACTCTTTTGCAGTGTCACCGTCAGAACCGGCAAAAGAAGAACTAACTAAAAACTTGTCACCATCTTTGGTAGTGGTGAGATGTTCAATCGATGTTGCGAAGAATGTTGTCATATTTTTTCTCTCTCTTTGTTATTAACGAATCACTTACACTATTATAATAGCAGGTTGGCAAATTAAGTCAAGCACTTTTTTGTAAGTGCTATCCAATCTAACCACTGGGCCTGCATTTCAAAGAAAATCTTTCTAGCATCACCATCATCATCAAAACCGACTTCAGTAGCGAAGTCCATTCCGCTACAAAAGAATAAGTTAGTCATGTGTAAGTCTATTTTATTTCTATTGATTACTTTGTGTAACTCACGGGCAGTTTTTGCAGTGCCGACTAAATTACCAGCACCGATATAAACACCGATTGTTTTGTCACTGAGCGTATCTATAAAAACTGAATCTGTCATATTTTCTCACTTTCTTAACGAATCATCTTATACTATTATAGTATCAGGTTGTGAGAATATGTCAATAGTTAATGTAGATATTTACTTAATTTATTTCCTGGTTTACCCACTCTATCACGACTTTCTAGTATCAGTGACATAACTTTATCGTAGGAATCTTCAGTTAAATGTGTTTTATACATCATCATAGCTTGAGCCATCATAACACCAGCTAAGGCCATGGGATTACAACCTTCTTCCATTTTATCCATTACAAGTTGTAGAACATCTCTGAAGACTTCATCTACATCACCTTCTGGTATATCGTCCCAGTCTTCTCTCATCTTCTCACCTTACATCTAGGACAGAAATTTGCACTGTCCAGTTCAGAACCACAATAGGTACAATAAGATACTGTGAATACAAACAATATCATTTTAATCCTCCATCTTTTTTAATTAGAAGTAAATCTATCTTTTCTTCTATTCTATTTAGATGCTTGATTACTTCATCAGTAGGATTACGTTTGGGTAGCTGAAACTCTTGTGAGATATTTCTACCTCCTGCTCCAGCACCCATACCTATGATTTGATCTTCAACAGACTTTTCTTTTTTTTCTTGTCTAAGTTTCCAACCCATCCAATCATACCATCTTTGTGGTTCTTTATCCATCATTAGCAACAGTTTTTGTTTTTTGTACTTCTTTGAGGCCATTGAGCATACCAGTCCACTGATTAGCCCTTATATCCCAGTTATAACAATTATCTGCCCACTGTTTAGCGAAATGAAGCTTAGATAACATATCTTCAGAATTGTGATTATCGATTGCGCCTTTTAGAAAGTTTGCAAAAACATTTGCATGAAATTGTAAGTTCTCATTCCAATGATACATTGTAGCTAAACCACCAGTTGTTTCAGGAAGTGCTCCATAGTTAGGACACACTACTTGACAACCAGCCGACATCGCTTCAATAGCGGCAATACATGATGTCTCTTGCCAAATACTAGGATATGCAAAGATATGTGATTTTGCTAAAGCTTCTCTCACTACTGCATTTGGTTTAAAACCATGATAAGTCATACCATCATGTTCTTTAATCTCTTTAAAGATAGCTTGAAATGGTTCATCTCTCTTTGGCCAACCATAAGCTTCAAATGAAGAGTATACATCAAAATGTATTTTATCTTTATAACCATTTTCCCACAAAGCTTTTATTGCCGCCACTGCAATATTTAAACCTCTATGAGGTGTTGTATGATAAATTAAGCGAATAACATTTTTATCTTTGTTCCAAGTACCATTTGTATTTGTTGATAATAAAATAGGTTCTATGGCATTTTTAAGAATAAATGATTCACTCCAGTTTATACCATACACCATATTAAACTGTTGCCATTGCCAATCTGATACAAAGATTAAACGAGCAAATCTCTTTCTTAGTTCTTCATCTTTTAAATGAGCATTCTCTGGATCTCCAGCCAAATCATGCAACCAAAGAACATTTTGTTTTTCTTCAGAAATAGAACGAACTCTAGACTTGATGATATTAAATTCATCTAATAAATCTTTTGATAACCTCTCAGTAAGTGCATTACTCATAAGTTCAGTACCACCATATGATTCATAATAAGTACCATCGTCTTTCATTTGGCCTTTACTGCCATCTAATATTTGAGTTTTCAATGATATCTCATCTGGATTATCTTCTTTGATCGCTTCTGCTTCAGCCATTATTTACTCCTATTAATGAATCCCAACGAAAAGAACGCCAGTCTTTCTTTTCGGTGTCATATACTGCAAGGTACTCTTTTAGAATTTCTCTTTCGACATTTGCTTTAGGTCCCAAAGGATCTCTATTAGCACCAAGATATCCGTGAATATCTTCGCTCAATGTCGCTTTCATTCTGCGAGTAGTACCATCTTTTTTTGTGAAATTTATAACTAGAACACCTTCTTCAAGTTGTTCTATAATTCTTTGTTTTTCAATGTCTTTCATAATGTCAGTATCAAACTCCATACTTTGCATATTATAATCATTCATAATGT